CGTGTGTTACTTATATGTAAACGACTCTAACCACGGACCTGTTCGACGATCAGGAGCCAAAACCGAATAGCCCCGAGGACATCGGCGGCAGTTTCGTGCCAAGGCGCGAACAGGTGAAACCATGGGATACCAGGCACAAGGATCATCCAGCGCAACGACCTGAAAACCAGCTCGAGCCAGGCGAGACGGCTCCAGACTCCTGGAACGTGGCGACGACCGACCTTGGGATCCTTCACATGCGCAAGTTCCTGGTCTGGTGCGAAGAAAAAGCGATCGATCCCGCCGGCCATACCGTTGGCGCGTTGTACGTTGGCCTGAACGCTCACAGCCTGGACAGCTTTCGCTGGCTTTGTTCAACGATCAGCCGGCAGGGCCTGAAAAAGCTCCCGCCCATTGTCTCGATGTCGAAAGCGATACTCGCCCGCGATCCCGGTCTGCTATATTCTGCGGACGACTAACAGGAGACCGCCATGTCAGCGAACCGCACCGGAAACGTCCACCTACACAAAAACCGCTACCGCCGTCGCAGCGTCACGCGTGGCAGACGCCTGCGCAAAATGGCTAACTATTTGACCGTTCAGGCGGCGCGCCTGAATACCGTCGGAACGATCGCAGGCGTGACAACGGTCGAGATTTTGACCGCTCACAGCACGCCGCCGTACTTTGTCCGGGCTCGCTACGTCCGCGCCGTGGCTGCGAACGCCGACGCGACCGCGCTCGGGATTCCGGTCGCCTAACCCTTTTCTCCCTGGCGCGCCCGCGCTGGCCGGCCTGGTTCGCTCCTGGGCCGGCCGTTTTTTTGTCCGTCTGCCTGGTCAATATTTGACCGTTGCCGCGTATCGTGCGACATTCCGCACAATGGCCACCTGGACGAAATTCACGACAATGATCGGCGAAACCGAAATAACCCTCGAATTGCTGGAACGCGGCAGCGAGACGGTCGGCTGGATTGTGCGCAGGTCGTGCAATGTCTGGCAGGCGTTTGTGGCTCCTGCGGCTCCTGGTGACGTCCTGGACCTCGAAAGCGACGGCACGCTGGTCGGTATATTCCCGGACGACGACACGGCCAGGCAGGCCGTCCTGGACGACCTGGCGATCACGGCGCCGACGTTGCTGCGGATCGCATGACGCGAGACCTCGCCCTGTTTGCCGTCTGCCTGTTGTTGCTCGCGATGGCCGTTTTCCACTTCACACGATACGGCGCCGGCAGCTGGGAACTGATCGTCGACGCCGCGTTGCTGTATATCGTGTTGCGAAACTGGCGCCCCTGGCGCCGCCCTTAGAAGTACGGCAGAGACGGCCGCGGGTACGGCGCAGTCGCCGGCGTGAAGCTGGTCGTCCAGTCGCCGCCGCGCTTGATTCGCACCTCGTCCATGTGACCGTCGAAGTCGAGGTCGTTCGGGTTCGCGCTGCCAGTCAGGCCAAGGGTCAGCCGTTGCGTCGGGTGATCGAATATCACGTCGGCGCCGATCACGTCGCTGGCGGCGTCGAGTGTCTGCAGAACGCCGTCGACGAACAGATAAAGGACACCGGAAACGCGGCACACCGCGAAGTGCGTCCAGGTGTTGATTGTCGGAACGTAGTCCAGAACGAACGCCTCGCGAATATCGGCGAGCGTGCCGTCGGTCGTCCATTGGAACACCAGGTCCGAACTCGCGCCGGTATCGCGCAGGAAAAACCGAAAGCCGCGGCGATCCAGCGCGGCTTGGTCGTACCAGTCTGACACCAGGCACATGCCACCGTTGCCGCTATTCTGCGGCAGGATGTCCAGGTCAGCCCATAGGTCAATCGTAAAGTCGAAGCCCTTCAGCTGGTGCCGCATGACGCTGGTCGGAAACTCGACGTAGTCGGCGCCGCCGTCGAACAGTACCGACGACGAGCCGAACTTGAAATTGGCGGTGTCTATCTGCGCCTGGTTGCCGAAAACGATCAGGTTCGCCTGGTTGCTTTCGTCCGTCATGGCTCGGTCGGTGGCGTAGGCGTCGACGTTTTCAAAGCCGCTCAGAATAATGACCGGGTCGGATTCGGTGTCGTTCAGGACGCGCAGCGGATCAGTCGCAGCCGTTGTTGGCACGACGTAGGTCGCCGCGTTTATCAGCGCCCGCTTGGCAATGCGCACCTCGTCGATCCAGCCGTTCAACGCGCGCATACGCGAAACGCTGCCGACCGAATAAAACCGACCGATTGTCACCGGCCTGGCGAAGTAGGTCGCACCGGACTGGCGACCGTTCAACACGTAGGGATACGTCGCGAAAAAGTCGACGCCCTGGTATATCCGGTTGCCGTCGAAATACATGTTCAGATTGTTGCCGCTGCGCTCGATCGCGAAGTGATACCAGACGCCGGTCGCGAGTGTTACGCCGAGCGGCTGCGTCGTGGAGCCGGCCGAGCTGGCGATTTGTCCGCTCAACCAGTACTGGTAGACCATGCCGTTGGTCGGGTTTATGTACCACATCCAGTCTGCGCCGTCGCCGATCGTGCGCGCGTATTTTGCTATCAGCGCCGCGCCGTCACCTGTCGGCAGCGCGTTGAATTTGACGTGGCAGTCCATGAAAAAGTCGTCGGTCTTGAAGTCGAACGCCGGATGCCTGGCGCCGACCGTCTCCGAAATAATCCAGCCGTCGGAAACCGTCGTCGACGTGTTGACGCCGTCGCAGCGCAGCGACGCGCTGCCGAACTTGAACTGAGACGTGTCGACCTCGCTGGTGTTTGCGGCGGTCAATGTAAAGCCGGTCAGGTCCTCGGTCGGGTACGTCGTGTCCAGGTTCGTGCCGTCCATGTGAGCCAGCAGAACGGTGTCGAGCGCGCCAGCGTCGGCGTGCGCGATCGTTTCGACCGTGTAGGTGCCGTCATAAATTCGCCGCGGCGTGACGCGAATTTCGTCGAGATAGCCGTCGAACTGTCTGGCCAATATGCCGGTGAAATTGCGCGCGCCGATGATCCAGTCGCAGCTGCTCAAAAGCGGCAGCGGGTTGGACGTGACAGACGCGCTGATTGGAACGCCGTCGACATACACGCGCCAGGCGGTGCCCTTGCGTGTAATTGCGATCGCGTACCAGGTCGCCGCGGTTGGCGCCCAGGTTCCGGTGTGAGGCGCCACGACCAGGTCGTTCAGGCCGGTGGTCGAGTAGTTGAAGCGCCACTGGTTGACGCTGCCGTCGTAGTGTATCGCCCAGCTGTTATCGCTGCCGCCGTCCATTTGACCGATCACCGTCACCGAGCCGGCCGGGTCCGCGGTGAAATAGGCGCGGAACTCGATCGTCCACTCGTCGTTGATGTTCAAGCCTGGACGGTTAGGCGTTCGCAGGAACGCGTCGGTACCGTTCAGCGCCAGCGACGAACCTCCGAAAACGCTCTGCGCGGTGCTGATCTGCGCGCCGCCGTTGAACTCGACGAACCAGTTCGCCGGGCTCGCGTCGTCGGTGAACGTGTCGGTGTTCGCGCCGTCGAAGTGCAGCGACAAAATCGGCTCGCTGGCCAGCGGTGGAAACGCGCCAGTGCCAACAAAGTCGTGGAACATCGGCGACTGGCTCAGGTTGTTGGCAGTCTGGCCGGCGACGGTATGTTTTGTTTCGATTTCCAGGCGCCCGCTGAAATTGCCGCCGAGTTGAATCGGCTGGCCGTCGAACTGTTCCAGCGCCAGAATCGCAGCGCGATCGAAGTACAAGCTGTACGGGCTGGTGTTCGTGTTAAATGGCACGACCTGGTCGGTGATTGTCAGCAGCGCGTTGGTCCGCGACGCGGCAGGAAAAAGGTCGAGATTGTGCAGCCATGCCGAAACGCGCATGGCGTCGGCCGTAAAGGTCACGCCGTCCATGGCAATGCCGCCGACGTCGAGGCCCTGGACCGACTGTTTGACGTCGTCATTGCGCCAGGTGCGATGCGTTGGCAGAACGTCCACGCCGTTGAAGTTCGCCGGCGTGCCTCCAGGAGCCACCGCCGTGTCGAAGTCGATCGTCGTCGGAAAGTCGGCCGCGTTGATGTTCAGGACAGACGGCAGCAGCGGCTTGGTCGCGCGCGGGTCGGTCGTCGATTGCATTTTCAAAAGCGGCAGCGATGTCGCCTCGGCCTCCAGAATTGCGTCGTTCGGGCTGATCGGCAGCAGCTTGATTTCGACGTTCCAGTTCTCGGTGTAGATTTCAGGACCGAGGCCCAGGCCGCCAGTCCAGATAAACCAGACGCGATCGCCGGCGGCGTGCGTTTTCCAGGTGCTGTCAATCGCGGAGCGGTAGACGTTGTTCAGCTGGATGCCGGTCCCGCTGTCGACAGCAGCGCCGAACAGAATCCACTCCTCGTTCGCTGTTCCTGGCGCCAAAACGGCGATGCCGGCCGGGCTGGCGCTGTTCGGATCGTATGACCCAATTAGCGCGTCGAGGCTTTCGGCGCCGATCGGGTCGACCTGGATCGAAAGCGTGCCCTGGCCAGCTTGTCCTGCGGCCTCGTTGTTGCGCAGCGTACCGACGGCCATAAACCCCGACTTGACCTCGTCGGTCAGGGTCCACGCGCCTGTTGGTGTACCTGCGGCCGTGCGCCGAATTACCTGGTACTCGGTCGGCTCGTTGCCTGCGCCTCGCCTGGCCAGTGTTGCAATCCTCGGGTAAGGGTTCGGCTCGTCACTGTAGAGCGCCAACAATCGCGGCAGCTCGAACGCGCCCTGGTCGAGCGTGGCGAACGGGATCACGGCCTGGACAGGCGGCACAAAATCGGACGCCGGCGGCACGGCCTGCGTCGCCAGCTCGGTGCCGTCAATGTCCTGGACGACGTCGACGACGATCGAATTGCGCAGCGTGTCGCCGACCTGCGTTTTTGTTATCCGTACCGGCAGGTTCACGGCGTTGCCGGCCTTTTCGCTGGTCAGCGATATGATGTCGCCGGGCCGCTTCAGGTACGCGGTGCGGTCCAGCTCGAGCTGGCCTTGCGCTGCCGGCTGCGCCACCTGGCGCTTTGTCCTGGCGGCGATTTTACTGGCCACGGCCGCGGTGTGAACGCCCTGGAAGCGCATTTCCTTGGTTTTCGTCGTGCCCTGGATGATTCGGTTGCCGGCGGCGAGTTCGATCGCGTGCGTTTCCTTCCAGTTTTTCGCGCGGTCGGTGTACCGGATCCGCACTCGGTTGAATGTCTGCGACCAGTCGCCCTGGCTCCACTTTTTCACGGCCAAAATGTTCGACGCGTTTGCCTGGTACTCGGCGCCGATCGTGTAGTCGGCACGCGACAGCGTGACCTCGATCTGCCCGGTTAGCGGGTTCGGTCCAATGTAGCAGTCGCAATGCTGCTCGATCGCGTCCTGGATTTCGGAGCTGGTCGTTTGTTCGTCGATCAGCATGGTGAAGCCGATCCCCTCGGCCCATACCGTTTCGGCGGCGGCTTTGAAGTTCGTCAGATTGACGTCGGACGGCGGGAACGATCGGCCCCAGCGGTTGTTTACGTACAGCTTGTAGGCGACGTCCATCGGGTTGGCGTCGGGTCCGATAAAATGGTGATCATTGCCAAGCAGCATAGTGTCGCCGAGCCCGCCCTGCGCCACGGTGCTGAACGTCTGGACCTCCACGCGAATGTATCGCAGGTTGTTGCTCTCGCCGATATTCGCGCCGCGCGTTTCGGCCGCGACCGTTTCCAATAGCCAGCCGGTGCGCTTCAGCATGCCCAGGTTAGTGATCATCACGTAGCAGGTGCCGCGATACGCCGGCAGCGGGTCCAGGCCCTTGGTCGCCAGGTAGGCGCTCGCGGCCTGCGTGTCGGATCCGTTGTGAAGTCGAACACGTCCCTGAAAGCCGCCGCCGTTATCCGGGCCGCCGAACAGGTCGTCGCGGTCGACGTCGACGAACGCCTGCGGAACGCCGCCGGCGTCGGTGACGTGATCGAACACCTGGTCGTCGCCGATCCAGATGCCCGTTATGCCGTAACCCTCGCCCTTGAACAGCGCGTACTGAAGCGCCAGCTCATACGTGAAGCCGATCGTTTCCTCGCGCTTGAATATGACGCCGGTCGTGACGGTGCGCTCGACCGCTGCGAAGTCGCCGTACCAGACACAATTCGGCGCTTCGACGCGCACCGTGCCGCCGAGGATAATCGGAACGACGCGGCCCTCGGTTGCTGTCGGAATGTTGAAGTCGCCGATACCGCTCGCCGTTTGTGCCGGCAGGCGCTCGCGAAAGTAGTCCGAAATAACAAACGACGCGATCCACAAAAACAGCTGCAGCCACATTACTGAATCCCCGCGAACTTGGTCGGGCTCTTACGCGTGCCAGGCGGCAGCTCGGTGTTGGCCGGGTCAATTTCCGGGATATATGGAAAGCCCTGGTGGTTTATCGCGTTGTTGAACTTTTTGTGGCAGGTAGCCAGCGTCAGGTCGCAGCCGGCGTACACGTTGACGACGTCCAGAACAGCGATCGAGCGGAACGGCATAATCACGCGCACGCGATCCGGCACGGCCTGGTAGTTGCCCTCGACGATGTCGCGTGTCTCGCCGTCGGCGTTTTGTATGTAGCCGCCTTGCCAGTACGCGTCCAGCTCGCCGGACGTCAGCGGCCCGGTCGGCCCGCCTTGCGCTGCGTCGACAGCCGCCGCCTGGCTGCGCAGGTTTGTGACCGTGATTCCGAGGCCGTCAGCGGTAACGCCGGAAACCGTTCCTATGTGACGAAAGTCGATGCGGTTCAGGTTGCAACCAGGTGACGCGAACAAAAACGAATTGCAAAGCGCGCTGAACGTGTCCGGCGGTGTCTGCTCGTTGCCGCGCGTGAGCGGCGTCAGCAGCATGTTGACCTGGTCCTCGACGTGTTCGAGGCTTGCGACCTCGCCTTTCCAGACGACCTGTAGCTGCGGCGTCGGCGTGTCGTCGCGGTGAAACCGCTGGAACTGGACGGTTGTTTTGTTCGACGTCAGAACGCCGCCGTACAGGTTCACCACCGGCGCGTTGCGCGGTACCGTCATGTTGATGTTGCTGTCGTCGCTGTCGCGCGATTGCGTGAACGGCCCGCGCGTGTAGGCGAGCGGCTGGTATGTCGTAGCGCCGACAGTGATCGCGCGCACGGTGTTGGCGTAGTAAAACGCCTCCGCGCCATTGGCGAACGTCACCAGCTCGGTCGGGCTGCCGTCGTTTGTCTCGAAAGCCGCAAAGGTCATGCGATCACGCTCCGAATGTTGAGCCGCAGCTCGGCTTGGCCGCGCCGTGAATGTCTGAAGGTTGCCACGTCACCGACCAGGCGCGTGATGTGAAGGTATTCTACCTTAACGTCAGAGACCGGCACGCTGCCGGTGCCAGGTATCACGCTGTCCAGCGTCACGGTCTCGGTGGATCCGTTGTCGGCTGTCGCGGTGATTCGCCTGTAATACTCGACGCCGGCGACCGTAATTTTGACATCGCGACGCGGCGCCTGGTTGCCGATCAGGGTCGTGAGCCCTTGGTTTGTTATGTCGAACGAGTTCCCGCCAAGCGTGAGCGGTGTCACCAGCGGCAGGTCGTTGGTCCCGGTC